TGTAAAACTTGTAGTAGGTGCTCCTGGTGTTGTAACTCCTGTGAATATAATATAATCACCAACTGAAAGTCCATGACCTGCTTTATTAATAGTAACTGTAGCTGAACCTGTTGTTGATGTATAAGTACATCCGGTTATAGCTGTACCAAGTGGTGTAATATCGTAAAATGCACCTTCAAAATAAATAGCTAATATTTTATTAGTACCGATTGCTGCGTATTTATTCCCACTTAAATCTGTCCATGTGTGCTGGGCTCTTGCAACACCTGCCAATGTTTCAGGTGTTAATTGTTGCCAACCACCTATTTTTTCAGGGTATCCATAACGAAAACGAATAAAATCACCATCAATCCACTGACCTTCTGCGGCAGTTGCGGTGTCTTGTTTATTAAATCCAGCTTTTATAGGTATCTTTTTTAAAGGCATAAAGGTTCTTATACCTTATATTTGATTAAGATAAAACATGTTTTATGCAGTTATTTGTTAATCTTATAATATGTTTTCTCTTATTCTAATTCTGGTTTGTACATGTATTTAAAATCAGAATATTTCATAGTAAAAATAGCTTGTTCATAAGTTTCTACTATTGGAAAGCCGGCTAAATTAAAAGAGGTATTTAATAAAATAGGAACTCCTGTAATTTTATTAAATTCTTTAATTAGATTATAAAAATAAAAATTTTGTTCTTGAGTTAATGTTTGAATTCTACAAGTATTATCAACATGTACAACAGATGGAATTTTTTCAATAGTTTGTTGTTTAGCGTCTACTGCAAAACTCATAAATGGAGATTCTTTTAAAGTAGCTATGTCAAACCAATCATGAACATGTTCTAATAATATTGTTCCAGCTAATGGTCTCCACCATTCTCTTTTTTTAAAATTATTAACAATATTTTTTGCATCTTTATTTCTAGGATCAAATAAAATAGATCTATTTCCCAATGCTCTAGGACCCCATTCACTATGTCCTTGAAAAATAATTAATGGTTTTTGATCTAAAATTATTTTTAATGCTTCTTCTATTTTATTTGTAATTATCATAAAAAACACATGCTCCTATAGCTGTTCCTGCATCTGTTGGATTTGAGTCAACAAAAAAATTTATGTCATTAAATTTTTTAACTAATTTAAAATTGTTAGAGCAGTTTAAAAAATAACCCCCTGACAATACAAAATTTTTACAATCATTTAATTTTTTTATTTTTTCTATTAATGAAATAGTGTAGTCTAAGGAATCTTTTTGTAATTTGTGAGCAGCTTGTGAAAAAGTATTATTTATATTTTCATAATCTTTGTCATGATAAGCAGCTAAACCCATAAGCTTGCCTGCTTCAGTAAGTTTAAAATTTAACATCTCTGACATTAATTCAAATTTGGACCCTAAAGAAATTTCAGCACAATATTCTTTTTCACACACATCATTTATTCTAAATAAAAAATTATTTTTTTTTAACAAAAAATCATAATGATCTTCTTTTTTTTTAAAAAAATTTGTTAAACTGTTTATATATACATTATTTGAATATTTTTTAAATAAAGGAAAAATAATTTTTTTATTTACAAAATAAACGGATTCTATTTCTTTAAAATCATGATAATTTTTATCTAAACTTCCGCATCCATCAATTACAATACAGTTAGCTTCTTCAAAAGAAGAAAAAAAATATCCACTTAATGCATGATATAAATGATGCTCATAATAATCAAAATAAATATCTTCAAAATTAATCTGATTCTTTATTATGTTAATTATTTTATTTGTTTCATGAAACAATTGTCTTGGAAGTGTAGTAATTATTAAATTTTTAATTTTTAAATTTTTAAATTTATGTAGGCAAATAAAATTTAACAAATTTTTTTCTAAATTGTTTGAAACATCCCAATATTTTTCAAAACGTAACCTATTTTCATGATAAAAATTTTTAATTTTTTTATCTTTCCATAAACAAACTGAAAAATCATGGGAAGCATTTATTCCTAGTGTTAACATTTTTTATAAATTTATTTAAAATTAAATACGTTTTATTTTGTTATTTGTAATAAATTTTTGAATCGTTTTCTCCTATTTCTCCCTTCGGTATTAAATTAAATGCAATTGAAAATCTAATATCTTTTGACAAATTTGGATCAATGCGATGGTATAAAGAACTTGGAAATAAAATTAAAGTATTGTCTTCTAAAATTTTTAATGTTATTTTTTCGCAATTAAAAAGATTATTAATCAATGGCTTGGGTCTCCAAGTTTCAAAAACATTTTTAAAAAAAGTTATACTAAAACCCTCATTTCCTTTTGGATAAAATACTCCACTCAAAAAACAATTACCATGATTATGAGAAGCATTTGTACGCCCTGTAGGTAAAGTTTTTACAACCCAAGAACTAGATTCTTGTAGATAAACATCATAATTCAATTTTTCACGAATATATTCTGTACTTTTTAATAAAATATGTTCTTTTAAATAATTTAATTTTTTAAATATTTGATAATTCTTAGATACATATACATTTTCTTCTATTGAAGAAAATTCTTCGTTGCTTATTATTTTTATAATTTCTTCATTATTTAAATTTAATTTTTCTTGTCCAATTATTGCTTGAGGAAAAATTGGTTCTATGTTCATTTTTTATTTACCTTCAATTTTTGTATTTTCAAAAGTTATTTTATCGGACACTTTTTTATCAAATTTAATTTGCCAATCAAATACCATTTTAACAAGGTTATTTCCAAAATGTTTTAACATTTCATCAGATAAATGAATTTTACCTTTTTTTAAAATTATCCATCTTTCTTTGATAGAAAATTCAATGTCACAAGATCCATTTTCATATTGTTTAAATTTCATTTTTCTGTACCATATAAAACTCTTTTATCCTTAAACCACTCTTTGTTTGGTCCATTTTTATCTACATAATGTAAAAATGTTTGCAGGTGCCAGTCACCCTTAAATTCTTCTCTCCAATGCTCTACATCACATCCTAAATAAACAGCAGCATCTCCAGGTTCCAAATTTATTTTTGTGCCATCCATATATATTGGCCAAGGTGTTTCATCAGAACCAATCATTACGGTTACACTTACTTCACAAGATTCTCTATCTTTATGTTTTTTAAGATCGGCATTGATTGTATACATTCTCCAAAAAGCATAAGTACATAATAACTCTAATCCTGTTTCTTTTTGCATAATATCTAATTTATTTATCATTAAGGATTCCATTAAGGGATCTCCATAAAAATAAGTATCTCCATTATCACTCATATTAAAATCAAAAGAATTAAAATTTAATCTGTGTTTCATTCTACAATAACCTGTTAATAATTTAATTTCTTCTTTAGTTAAGAAATTTTTAATTAATTTATATTTAAAATCTTTTATAGTTTTCATATTAAAAATAATTAAAATTAATTACTATTCTTCTTTCTTCGTCTGTTTGACTAACCCCTGCATGTTTAATTTGAGAATTAAAAACTAATAATTTATTCTCTTTACTATGTATTTTAATTTTTTTATTTTCATCTAGTATAGTATATCCATTACATGTATTCATGTATAATATTGCTGTTTTGCACTGAAAAGGTCTATCTACATGAAAATTTGATTGATAGTGATTATCTTCTTTTAAAATTAAATTAGCTCTTATTTCAACAAGTGCAAGTGGATTTAATTTTTCTAAAACAGGTGTAATATATTCATTAAAAAATTCTGAATGGGGTTTATATAAATTATAAAAACAATGATTAAAAAAATAATGATCATTTTTTGTCATAGAGGGTAGAAAAAACCAATTAATTTGATTTGAAAATAAAATATTCTTTAAATTATTAAATATTTTTTCATCTAAGAAATTATCTATAACTTTATAGTCTAAATTGCCCATGCTACGACTGAATACCTTGTTCCTTTCGTCACTGGTTTAACTGTATGAGGATATAAAAAATTACTTGGCCAAATAATCATTCTATTTGGTTTTACTTCTACTTCCCATTCTCCTGATCCATCAGGATTCCTAAAACATAAATTTCCACCTTCATAATCATTGTTCAATAACAGTATACAACTCATTGTTCTTGGAATTTCTGCAAAATGATCAGTATGCCAAGTATAAAAACCTGTGTTTTCATACTTTAAAATCTCTATATCAAAAATATCTTTATATGCATAATCTATAATATTTAAATCAAACTTATATTGTTTTAAATTTTTTTCAAAAAAACTATATAAAAGATTAAACCAATGAACTTTTGAAAAAGAATTACTTAAATTTGATAAAGATAATGTATGTGTTCTTCTAATATCAAAATCTTTTATATCTTTATTCCCTCCTCCAATTTTCGCTTCTGTAAAATTTTCATTGTTTGCAAAACGAATTAAATTTGATACAACATTCCAAGGTAAAACTTCATCATATATTTTAATAAAATTTTTTATTTCCATGATTTTTTAGCCCAGTATTTATTTTTATAAATATTTATTATGTTTAAACCATAAAAAATTCTAGAATTTTGTACTTCTTTTTGCTCTCTTGGTTTAAAAGTCATATTCCAAGAGTCTCTTTTGAAAGGAATAACTTGAACATAAGGAGTCCCTTTTTTAATTAAAGTATCTAAAACAGGATATTTATCTCCGTTTAATATAATTGGAAAATTTATTTCATTTGGAAAGGTATCTGTATCTACAATCCCGGGTATAACTGAAAATCTATCATCACTATTGTTTAAAGGTGGTACAAATAAACAAGAATAGCCTTTAGGGGTTTTTATTTTCCAAGGGTTTAATATTTTATAGAGAGGTAAATTTTTATTTTTTTCAACATGTGGTGAGTTTTCTATTTGTTTTATAGCATGAACATCCGTTCCAGAATTTAAATTTATAAATTTTGCATTTAAAAAATTTAGCACACCATGAAGTCCATAAGTATGAAAAGAATCTTTAATATTATTCCCATTTTTATCTTTACTGTCTACATTGTGTCTTACATGAAAATCTTGTGGCATCTTTAATAAATAACCAGCAGTTAATGAGTCTAAAAAAGGCATGCAACCCTTTACTGTAAAATTATTTATATAATGTTCTAAATTCTTATACCACTCTGGTATGTTCAATTTTGTTGGTATTGGATAATCTTCTTTTAATACAAAATAATCTTCGTGAGCACTAAACTCTATTTCTTTATCAAACATGCTAATTTAATAGCAATTTTTATGGTAATTGTAAAGGATTTAATGAAGTTTGTCCTAAATCATTAAAATATTCCTCTAATGATTTATTCAAAGGATATGTAATATTATCTAAATTTAAATTATTTAATTGATTGTAATAATTATTCCATTTACTGAATAATATATGACTGGAATTATTGTCTAAATAAACCTTAATCAAATTTTTAAAATTATTTACGTAAATTAATAAATCTTTTTTTTCTTTAAAAACTAATTCAAAGTCTTCTAAAAATACAGTTTTGTTATTATATTTAGCATTGGCTTTTTTGTAATATTTAATATTATTAAAATCTTGTTCAGAAATTTCAATGATTTCATGTTCTAATTTTATAAAATTAATATTATTTAAATCTGATTCATTTTCAGCTATCTTATAGACAACCCCAGTTAAATTTTCAGAATTTTTTTTAAAAATTATATAACTCATTTTTAAGTCCCTGTATTTTCAAATACAACTATTAACCCTGCTTCACCTGTTCCGCCTGTTCCACCTGGGTTACCACTAACACCTGGACCAGGAGCGCCCCCACCTCCATAAATACCACCGCTAGGGTTTAGACCCACTACAAAACTTCTACTTGCACTTAAAGAAGCCCCTGGAGCAGTACCAGAACTACCTGGGTTACCAGGATTATTAAAACTACTAGCTCCATTACCCCCAGCACCACCATTAACAGTACCTACATTTGCAATAGTAACACTACCACCAGCACTTCCTGCACTTCCACCAACAATACTTCCACCTCCTCCTCCACCTCCAGATCCTAAACTATAAGGTTGTGAAAAAGGTTGTGTTATTGGTTTATTATAAAATCCAAAACCACCTGATCCACCTGTTCCACCTGATCTGTCATAGGCATTACCACCTCCACCTCCACCACCAGCACCAATCATGTAAACACCAATTCTATTAGCACTTGGAGATGCAGTGTAAGTCCCAGAACTTGGTCCAGATGAATATAAAACAGGTATCCCCATTCCAGCACCCGCTGATCCAGAAGATGCAGCAGTAATTCTACCATCAGCATCAACTGTAATCGAAGCAGCTGTGTAAGACGCAGCTGTAACACCAGTTGAAATTAATTGATTTGATCCTACAGAGTTAGCTGCAAGTTTAGATTGTGTAATTGTTGATTGTGTAATTTTAACAGCTGTTACAGCATTAGTTTGAAGTTGATTTGTTCCAACAGAATTAGCCGCAAGTTTAGCTTGTGTAATAGTTGAATTTGTAATTTGAGCAGCAACAATTGATCCAGATAATGTGCTTAAATCTGCTACTTGAATATCAGATCCATCCGCATATAAAATTTTAATTCCTTTATCCGTTGTAGACCAAGTTTGTCCTGTGCCAGTTGATGCATATTTAAATTGAACTGTGAATGCACCAGTTGTCCCATTTGATATAATCCATGTTTTTTCAATTCCATTTGGAATTGTTACAACTTGATTTCCTGTGATTGTTCCTGTTAATTTTATAACTGCATTTCTAGCATTAGCTAATGCATTTTGTGTCATTACAAGTGCTGTTGTTTGAGCACCACCTGCAATAGAGATACTTTCGTATCCAGCGATTGCTTGTTGAATAACTACTAGGTTTGTATTTGTAATTTGACCCCATGTACCGGCGTTTTCGCCAGTTGCCATTAATTGTATTGCTAGATCTGTAGTATATGTAGATGCCATATCTTAAATTCCTTTGTTTTTACTCTTATTAAAATATTTATCAGTTTTTGTCAATTAATACAACCCCTATATTTATGCCGCTACTTCTGTCCAATTTATTGATTGTCCAGTATTTACAGGAGCCCAAGCGCTTACATATAGCTGACCTGTTGTTCCTGTCAAGCCAAATCCAGTTACACTTACATCAACGTCTAATTTAGTAACAACTGAATTTAAAGCTAATGTTAAACTTTGACCTGTTAAATTAACAGGAGTATTTAAATCAATAGATACAGAATTTAAAGATGTTGATAATAATTGACCTGTTAAAGGAACTGCAACAGCTATATCTATTTGAACATCTCCGTAAAGATTTATATCTAATTGTTGACCAGTTACGTTAGCATCTGGTGCAGGATCCACTGTACCAAGTGTTAAACTTAATGGATTTTCAAAAATTGGAACTTGAACTGATCCTCCTGCAGAAACACCAATATTACTTTCAAGAGCATGAAGTAATTCTTCACCAGTTAAAGTAACATTTGAATCCCCTGTAATAGATACAGAATTTAAAGATGTATTTAATAATTGTCCTGTTACATTTACTGGAGTTATTACATCGACAGTTGCACTTCCTTCAAATAAACTAAGACCAATACTTTCTCCCCATGCACCACTTCCCCAACTTCCACTCCCCCATGTTGTAGGTGTTCCTGGAGCTGTTACTGGTACAAATATAGTTTCAAAAGCAGTAACGCTGTTTAAAGTTAAATTTGCTAAATTAGTTGTAGGAACTACACTTCCATCAATTGTAAGAGTAACACTATTTAAACTTAGATTTAATTCTACTTCTTCAGATGCAGGGATTTGAATAGAACCTCCTGCAGAGATTCCAATATTACTTTCAAGAACTTTAACTAATGTTTGACCTGTTACTAAAACAGTAACATCATTTTGTCCACCAAAGGTTCCTGCACTCCAATTTAATTCGCCCCAAGCTGAATTGGCCATGCCAGAGTACTCCTATTAAGAGATTCTGATAATAGC